GGTTCAGACTGGTCTAACAGAATTTATTGAAGATGTTAAGCCAGAAATAGAATACTTTAGAGAGTATGGTGACATAATTTCTATGCAACCAAATTACCATTCAATGAAAAAGATTTCAGAATCATATGATAAACTTATTAAACTATTGCCAAAGGAAGAAGAGGAAGTAAAGTGAAAGATATTTTGTTATCTACACTAACAGGTTTTGGGTGCGGTGTCGTGTTCGCAGCATTCAAATTGCCAGTGCCAGCACCACCAGTTTTTGCGGGAGTCGCAGGAATTATTGGTCTATGGATTGGCTTTACATTACTAACACGAGTTATATCCTAGGAGGAATAAAATGAATAAGAAACAACTAGAAGCACTACTAGCATCATATGGTCGCTCAGTGCTTGCATCAGGTCTAGCACTCTACATGGCTGGCGTAACAGATCCAAAGGATCTATGGACAGCACTTGTTGCTGCTATCGCACCAGTAGCAATTAGAGCAATCAACCCTAACGACAAGGCTTTTGGCGTATTGCCAGATGCTAAGGAAGTAGAGAAGGCTCTCAAGTCTGCTAAGGCACCTGTAAAGAAGAAGGCTGCAGTCAAGAAGGCAGCACCAAAGAAGTAAATAGTCAAAATAGTTAGGGCCAGTCTATTTAGGCTGGCTCTTTCTATGCTACCAGAGGAAAATATGTCAACAACAGCGCTAATAATGTGTACGTATATAAGGTTTGAAAACCTAAGTGCTACATTAGCCTGCATAAATAATCAAACAGACAAGGATTTTGATTTTTATATTGTTGATAATTCAAATCAAAACGAAAAACTTTTAAAGTATTTAGATAAGTTTAAAGGCAACTTAAATATCTCTGTTCACAATTACTCAAATGAATTTAAGCAGTTTGCTAGGTTTCTATTAGCAAGAGATCTCGCTGAAGAAGGATATGAAAAAATAATATTTATTGATGACGATGAAATAATTCCAAACACCTTTATTCAGGAATGTCATAGACAATATGAAAGCGATTGTGTAAAATCTTTTTGGGCACATAAGGTTAACTCAAGATATAAAAGAAAGATTAAAATTGTTGGCAATGAGTTAGGTAACTATGCTGGTACTGGTGGGCTTATTTGTGATGCTAAACTTTTTTTAAATGAAGACTTCTTTGACTGCCCTGAAGAATACTGGATCATTGATGATCTATGGTTATCTTATTATGTATTAAAGTTTACAGACTATAAGATTAAAGAACTCAGAACAGATATTAAATTTATTAAAGATAGAAAGGCAACATTTTTAACTCTTGGAGATTTGAAACAAAAGTTTTCCGAAGAGTTTATCCTTCCAGAATCTGAAGGTATTGATCCCTTAGAATAGATGGGTCAAAGTTTTCAAATCCAATCGTTGCAGCCTTTTCTTTTTGTTCTTTCTTATCACTGTTAACATACTTATCAATCCTTTTGCCAAGTTCTCTAACATCAGCATCATATACATCTAGTTTAACTCTTGTCATAAGTGTAGTAATTTTGCTTGATGGTATTAGCCAATCTTTTGGAAGCACCTGATTATTTGGGGATATATCAGTCATAAAAACTGGAAGGCCACTCATAAGGGCTTCATTCATTGGTAGACAAAGACCAGCATACCTTCTTGGAAGAACCATAGCATCAAAACCATCATACATTGAAGACCTGCTATCAACATTGCCTATTTCAACAGTGAGCCTGGAGTCTTGGCAATTAATATTAAGTTCGCTTTGGCTCCGAATAACTAACTCATAGTCAGCCTTGGAATGTCTGAGCATATCAATTACAGTTTGAGTACCGTTTCTATCTTTGGAAGCAACCTTTCCGCCAATATGTAGGATTCTTTTATGATCTTTTGCAAGATTATTATTTCTAACAGTGGCAAACTCTTCTGAGTCAATTGGCGGCGGTATATGAACAACAGTCGTATCATTACTAAACTTACTAATAACCTCATCTATCTTCCAGTAACTAGGAGAAATCATATAGGTTGGCAAAGGCATATCTGGTTTATTTAGATGATCAAGAAACTCATAGTTATACTGCATTAAGGTTTTGACCTTACGCCTTTGGGCCAAATTAATAAAGTGTGGGTGGTAGAAAGTTTCACAGGTTAAAACAGAATTTAATCCATCCATAAATATAGCAACCTCTTGCTTGGTTGGAAAGCCATTGGTCATTGTTACGTTATATCCTTCATACCACTCAGGATATTGCTTATTGTTATTAAATTTTGCAGAGTTAATTAGGAGAATCCTATCTGGATTTAACATTTTAACTAAATCCCTTGTTTGATTTCCTAATCCAGTATTATCGCATCTTGCAATTATTCCAAATGTCACTCTGTATATCCCCAAGCATCATCATCTGATGTAAATTTTCTTGTTCCAGCACGACCATCTAGATGATATGAACGCTTAATACTTCCTTCTGGATGATAGATCCAAAGTTTATGCTTGTCCCATCCATCATCTTGGACTACCCCGTGAAACTTATCTTCAATAAAAGTTTTCTCATCACAAGCAGGAAGAACTACTTCTCTATAATATTTAGTTAGACTAAGGTGTGGCCTTTGACTCCATTGAAGTGTTTTCATAAAGCCATCTTCAATGCCAAACATTAGATGTTCATGCTCAATAGGAATAGATGCTTCAAAGTGAAATCTAATAGTGTTAGCCTTCTCATATTCAAGCATGTCTAGACATTTCTGCCAATCAATTTCAATGTCAGGAGTTAGTGGAGCATCTCCTTCAACATAAAGTATTGCTGCTGTTTGAATATCATCAATAGTTTTTTTCATCATGTCTGTCTGATGGCTATGCTCATCAAATATTACAGGCAAAACATTTTTCCATTCATGTAAACACTTCCAGAGAACCCTACTTTTAAATTCATCGTAGTCATCCTTACGGGCCAATCTTTCTTTTCTGAGACCATCAAGTTGTAGAATGATTTCGTTGTCTGGAAAGTGTGATCTTACTGAGGATATTGTCTCATCAATAATAAAAGTATCTGGATGACTTGGAATAACTGAAGCGACTACTATAATTGTTACGTTATCTTTGTTCATAAATATCCTTCATTATCTCAATAGAAAAATCTCTTTTATATTTAATCCACCAACATACAACCTGATGCATATTGTTTGGATAATCATTAATAAGGTTAGGAAGTATTTCTTTTAATTTATTCCAGTTATTAACTTTTTCAATTGGAATTCCTGCAGGGTAAACATAATTAAAATAATCAATCATTTCACCCTTAGAATCAACAAGATCCCCAACAGGCAAAGCCAACATCTCAATAGCCTCAAAGAACCTAAAGGTGTCTATAACTTGGGCACCAGCGGGGGCTGGAACAACTCTAGCCTTTGATAGGGTGCGGTAGTACTCTTTAGGCTGTTCTCCCTGTGCAAAGCCCTTTGTAGGCTTATAGAGGGCATTGGGAAGGTCTGGCATAACCTCTGCTAACTGTTGTCTACGCTGATGGGTTATTTGTCCACCAAAATAAATGTCATATTCTTTAACAGGATAATCAGGTAGGTTAGACTTTAAATGCTGAGGTGGACCAATAAAAAATTTATTATATTTTTCATGTTTTTGATGTGGGTATTGAACCCAAATAGAAATATTAGAGTGACTAATTTTATCTACATTAAATTGAGCGCTTTCATCACCAGTTATAAACAAGACAACTCTATCAAGGTTTTTTAATTGGTTTGATATTTCTTTTTCTTTACCAGCATTTCCATGTCCAGGAATAACAACAAACCCACGATCTGCTTTTGGTATTTCTTTTACAACTATCTGACTAACATTATTTTTTTCAAATGTTTCTTTAAGTAATCCATAGTCCCATTTACCATCCGCAGCATCAAGCGGATCAATAGAATATATGTATGCATTAGTCATTTTGTAGCCCTAACAAACATCCATTCAGGATGCATATGATTTGTAAATATTAAGTTTTTAAATCCTGCATCACTTAATATTCTGTCAACTTCAAACCTTGATGTTTGATAAGAGTATGGAGAGTTCTCTTCCCCAACAACAAACTGAAAGAATAAAATACCATCAACTTTTAATTTTTCATAAGCAAGTTTTATGTAGTTAATCTTTTCTTGGTGTTCAATATGTTGAAAGACTAACATTGAATATACAAGATCAAGGTTGTCTGCAAGTTCTTGATACTTTATGTTATCTCTTTTAGGTGCAAGGTTTATCATTTCATCAGATATGTCTATCCCATAGAAGTTACAGTCTTTGTGCATATCTGCAAAAGGAACTAGCAGTCTGCCTATTCCGCAACCAATTTCTAAAACATTGTTCCATTCGTCATTATTATTTTTTATAAGATCCAAAAATGTTTCAGTAGTTGCCCACTCATCTGCAATATATTTATACCTTACATCTGGATCTTTAGCAGCGTTATCCCAAAAAGTTTTAGCATGATTCATAATAAAGATGCACCTCATGCTGGTAGTCTAAAATTATTTCAGTATATCCTAATCCCTTGATCCAGTGTCTAAGATTATATAAAGATTCATCCCATTGCTGTAACATAAACTCAGGGTGTCCAGATAGCCAAATCTTTGGTTTGTACTCTCTAAGCACCTTCTCTGCACCTCCTAGCACCCTCCATTCACTACCCTCTACGTCCAATGAAATAGCGGTAGGTGGTTTAATTCCATGATCATATACACAAGAATCTATAGTGATTTGCCCATAGGTATCTCCTTCAAGATACAATTCTTTAAATCCATGTGCTGCTTCAATTACATCATTAACTTCTGGGGGCCATTCATTGTAATATATTCTAGAAAGTTTATTTATCTTGTCAGATGCAAATCCAGGAATACATACCATGGGAATTTCTAAATTATTTGCAGTCCATGTTGCAGGAAAGTGCGACCAAACTTTAGGGTTTGGCTCAAATAAAACTACTTCTGCACCCCACATTTGACATAGTGCTGGAAATTCTCCTTCTTCAGCACCAACGTAGTAAACAACATCTTCAGTACCAATGTTCTCAGACATATGTTTTAATCTTGGTTTTTCCCACCCATGTGGTTCATACCAGTCTGGTCTATCTGCACGATGCTTAGGCAAGATCATTTCAAACTCTCCGTTTAAAACTGCTTTAACCATTTCTGTCATTTTTGCAACCATTCTATTAGTGATACCTTTGGCATCCATCCAGTTAAATTTTTAAACTTAGAGTTAGACGCAAGAGTTTCTTGAACCTCTCCAACTCTTGACGGGATAAACTTAACATCATTTGAAATCATATTAGCAATATCAAGTATAGAGTAGTTATTTCCATACCCAATATTATATACTTCACCAAACCCATCTTTTGTCTGAGATGCAAGGATGTTTGCTTCTACTACATCAGATATGTGTGTAAAGTCTCTGCGTTGAGATCCATCTCCAACTACCGTTAATGGCTTTCCTTCGTGGTATTGTTTTAAGAATAACCCTATTACTGGTGCATACTGACCTTTAAGGGGCTGTCTATTTCCGTAAACGTTAAAATATCTAAGGGATATAGTTTCTAAACCATACAAGTTATAATACACTCTTGCTAAATTTTCCCCAAAAACTTTTGCTGCGGAATAAGGTGTTAGTGGATCAGACTGCTGAGTTTCTGTGTTTGGAATAAAGGACTTTTTTCCATATGCAGAAGATGTGCTTGAATAAATTAGTCTACCTACCTTGTTAACCCTACAAAGTTCAAGAACATTGGCTGTTCCTACTGCGTTTGATTGAATAGATTTTTTAGGATTTAGTATTGCTGGCTGTATTCTTGCATCAGATGCAACGTGAAATACGCAATCAATATCTTTAAATAGTGGGGAAACTAGATCATAATCACAAATGTCATATTTATAATTTTGTGCTTTGTCATTCCAATAGAATTGTTCATGGCACTCTGCAGACTCATCATCAATACAAATAACATCGTGACCAAGACTAATTAACT